TAACTTGGGGGGCAATATAAATAAAAATGGGTCTATTTGATATTTTTGGTAAAAAGAAGGGGTTGAGTCCAAAGCAGAATGTTCCTCCTTCCTTTCAAGGTATAAACGGTGCGGTCTTACAACAATACAATCAAGAGTCTTATGTGATGGATGGCTACCTCGGCAATGCTGATGTGTATGCCATTGTCAGCTTTCTTGCGAGAAAGTCAGCAAGCATTCCTTGGTATGTGTATCGCTTGAACAATGGCGAGAAAGCAAGGACATCGCTTATGCGTTACAAGCAACTTTCTCGTGGATTGCAAGCCGGGCAAGGTGCATACGAGCAAGCCATCCTTGCGAGGAAGAACGCTTACTCTGAGAACGTAGTGATGGACACTCCTCTTTCTAAATTGTTGGAAAGACCTAATCCATCTCAAGCACAAGATCAGTTCCTTGAGAACTTAATTGGTTACCATTTCCTATCCGGTGAGGGTAACATCTACGGAAACACCGGAATAAGCGGAAACAAGGTATTGGAGATGTTTGTACTGCCAACACAGTTCCTTGACATATACCCTGACCCAAATGACCTATATGGCATCCTTGGATATAAACTAATGGTTGACCAAGGTATTGACATAGAGAAAAGTCGAATATGCCAATGGAAAACATGGAATCCAGATTTTAGTGCAAGCACAAGGTCACACCTTAGAGGCTTATCTCCACTTCGTGCAAGTTACAAGACACTACGAATGAGCAACGCTGCTGCTGATGCATCTGCGATGATGGCGTTCAATGGTGGCGCAAAGGGCGCACTAACGCCAAAGGTAGTAGGTTCAGTATCTGCGCAACCATCAATAGAGCAAGCCAACCTAATTAAGAGAAAGCTTAACGATGATGTAAATGGTGTAAACAACAAAGGTAGGATTGATGTGCTGCAAACACCATGGGACTATCTTAACTTTGGTTTGAGTAGTGTTGATATGGAATTAGTAAAGACAATGCAAATGTCAATGCACCAATGGTGTAGGGTGTTTGGTTTGCCTGCTGTGCTGTTTGATACAGATACATCAAGCTACAACAACTACCAAAACGCAATGCGTGACCTTGTTACAAATACAATCGTGCCAAAGTTGTGCCAATTGCGTGATGAGTTAAATAAGTGGTTAGTGCCACAATTCGGTGAGGACTTGTACATAGACTACGATATTACGGCATTGCCAGAGATGCAACAAGATATGGAGAGAATGACTCGTTCGCTTCGTGATGCAAACTGGTTGACCTTTGATGAGAAGCGCGTAGCAATGAATTATAGTGAGAGAGAGGGTGCTTATGATTATTCCTATGTAAATGGTGGACTAATGAGGCTTGACCAAGTTGGAATGGATTTGACAGTACCAGGGATGGATGTTATACAACAAATTCAAGATGAACATAACAGCATCTACAACGGATCAGACAATATGGTCAATGGTGATGACTCTGCATCCCAAGACGGAGTCGGAGAGGAAATGCCGAACTGAGAAAATGATGATGGATCAACTTAGGTTGTGGCACAAAAAAAGACTAATAGATGAACGCGAAGCAGAGAGAGCAATATTGGTTAAAAGTAGAGAGGTTGAGAAACCAACTTGATGCCAAGTATATTGTTCTTTTTGCGAATGCGATTGACAAGGATATGAAGCGGTTTATTGTGATGTTGAAGAAGAACGGCCCAGAGGCAACGAGGAGTATGATGGGTACTTATGTGTGGAACGAGGAGATGTTTACTATAATGCAGGCTTTGTACAAGGAGGCTGCAATACTTTTTGGTAATGCTACATTTAGGGCGGTTGGGATAATGAGCAGAAAGGCAAGTAATCCATTTGGATTAAATTTGGATTGGCTGAACGAGATGCTTACTTTTTTAACTAAATTTGGACTACAATTGGTTGCCAACATGACCAATACTACTAAAGTAAAGATTGACACAATTATTGCACTTGGGATTGCAGAGGGATTGAGTAGTGATGAGATAGCGCAATTAATAATGGAGGATGAGGAGCTTGGCTATGCCAAGATGAGGGCAACAAGGATAGCGAGGACTGAGGTCATGAGGGCAAGTAACTATGCTGCGTTTATTGGTGCGAGCAAGCATGACTTCTTGGTTGATAAGATTTGGATAGCAACAAGAGATAGTAGAACAAGAAGGATTCCAAAGAACTTTTATGATCATTGGGATATGGATGGGCAGATAGTTGCGTTTAATGAGAACTTTGTCAGTAAAGATAAACTTGGAAGGCCGGTTGTTGCTGAGATACCTGGTGATCCTAAATCTCCGAAAGGATTTACTATAAATTGTAGGTGTACGGTTGGATTTATACCAAAGCGTGATGCCAATGGTAGGTTAATATTAAAACAGTAACAATGCCGATATATAGTTGCGGTGACGGAAAATTTAGAATAGGAGATGGTGAGTGTATGTACACTTCAAGAGCAAGCGCACAGCGTGCCTATGTTGCTTATCTTGCTCAAGAAGAAGATGGTATGGAAGAACCGGACAAATACAAAGAAGAAACCTACAACGATTATCCCTTTGCATCTGGCCCCCAATCTTGGATTGACCGCTTAAAAGCACCTGGCATCATTATATCGCCATCTGCATCAACCATTCCGAATGCAGAGAAATAACCACTTACTTCCCCTTTCTTTGAGTCAATATCTTTTACGTTAGCCTCAAATGATTTGTAATTATATATCATACTTTTTTTATTATCAATTTGATTTAATTTTCTAATTGCCCACTCAATTCCTGCATCTCCTCCCCAAGCATCCCACATGATGCCACCACAACCCTCAGAGTATGGCACATCTTTGTGTTGCTGATGCCTTTTAAAAGATGCCATCCTTGCAATGGTATCTCTGCTTATTCTTTCCCTACTTGCCAATTGATTTGCTCTTGTCCATCCGACAGGAGTACCACAATCACTACCATTCTCCTCTTTATACTTTAATGCCCTCTTTGCGTTGTTGGTAGCCGCCTCAGGGTAGTCATTATACGTTTCTTCTTTGTAGTTCTCTGGTTCTTCCTTATCATCTTCTTCTTGAGCAAGATAGGCAACATAGGCGCGCTGTGCGCTTGCTCTTGATGTGTACATACACTCACCATCTCCTATCCTAAATTTTCCGTCACCGCAACTATATATCGGCATTATTACTGTTTTAAAATTAACCTACCATTAGGGTCACGCTTTGGAATAAATCCAACCGTACACCTACAATTTATAGTAAATCCTTTAGGACTCTTTGGGTCACCAGGTATCTCAGCTACAACAGGCCTCCCAACTTTATCCCTACTGGTAAAATTCTCATCAAATGCAACTATCTGCCCATCCATATCCCAATGATCGTAAAAGTTCTTTGGAATCCTTCTTGTCCTGCTATCTCTCGTTGCAATCCAAATCTTGTCAACCACAAAGTCATGCTTACTCGCCCCAATAAACGCAGCATAATTGCTCGCCCTCATCACCTCAGTCCTCGCTATTCTTGTTGCCCTCATCTTGGCATATCCAAGCTCCTCATCCTCCATTATCAACTTCGCTATCTCATCACTACTCAACCCCTGCGCAATGCCAAGTGAAATAATTGTGTCAATCTTAACTTTAGTAGTATTGGTCATGTTGGCAACCAATTGCAGTCCAAATTTAGTTAAAAAAGTAAGCATCTCATTAATCCAATCTAAATTTAAACCAAATGGATTGCTTGCCTTCCTGCTCATTATCCCAACCGCCCTGTATGTAGCATTACCGAAAAGTATGGCAGCTTCCTTGTACAGTTGCTGCATAATAGTAAACATCTCCTCATTCCACGCATAAGTACCCATCATGCTCCTTGTTGCCTCTGGACCGTTCTTCTTCAGCATCACAATGAACCGATTCATGTCCTTGTCAATCGCATTAGCAAAAAGTGCAATATACTTGGCATCAAGTTGGTTTCTCAACCTCTCCACTTTTAACCAATATTGCTCTCGCTGCTTCCCGTTCATTTTCAAGTCTTTTTTTGTGCCACAACCTCAAATTGTGCATCATCATTTGCTCAGTTCGGCATTTCCTCTCCGACACCGTCTTGGGATGCAGAGTCATCACCATTGACCATATCATCTCGTCCGAAGTCAACGCTGTTATTTGTTCCATCAGGTACAGTTAAATCCATCCCAACTTGGTCAAGCCTAATTAGTCCACCATTTACATAGGAATATCCATAAGCACCTTCCCTCTCACTATAATTCATCGCTACGCGCTTCTCATCAAAGGTCAACCAGTTTGCATCACGAAGTGATCTTGTCATCCTCTCCATGTCTTGTTGCATCTCTGGCAATGCTGTAATATCAAAGTCAATATACAAATCCTCACCGAACTGAGGCACTAACCATTTGTTTAACTCATCCCTCAATTGGCACAACTTTGGCACAATTGTATTGGTAACCAGGTCACGCATCGCGTTTTGGTAGTTGTTGTAGCTTGATGTGTCGGTATCAAACAACACAGCAGGCAAACCAAATACCCTACACCATTGGTGCATTGACATCTGCATTGTCTTTACTAACTCCATGTCAACACTACTTAAACCAAAGTTAAGGTAGTCCCAAGGTGTCTGCAATACATCAATCCTGCCTTTGTTAGCTGTTCCATTCACATCATCGTTCAGCTTCCTCTTAATGAGGTTTGCTTGCTCCATTGATGGCTGTGCTGACACCGAACCTACAACTTTAGGAGTTAGTGCGCCTTTTGCGCCACCATTGTAAGCCATCATCGCAGATGCATCAGCAGCAGCGTTTGACATTCTTAAAGTCTTGTAAGATGCTCTTAAAGGAGACAGACCTCTAAGGTGTGACCTGGTACTTGCATTAAAGTCTGGATTCCATGTTTTCCATTGGCACACCCTGCTTTTCTCTATGTCAATACCTTGGTCAACCATTAGTTTATATCCAAGGATGCCATATAGGTCTTTTGGGTCAGGGTATATGTCAAGAAACTGCGTTGGAAGAACGAACATCTCCAACACCTTGTCACCGCTTATTCCGGTGTTTCCGTAGATATTACCCTCACCGCTAAGGAAATGGTAACCGATTAGGTTCTCAAGGAACTGATCTTGCGCTTGGTTGGGGTTTGGCCTTTCCAAGAGTTTAGAAAGAGGTGTGTCCATCACTACGTTCTCAGAGTAAGCGTTTTTCCTCGCAAGGATAGCTTGCTCGTATGCACCTTGACCGGCTTGCAATCCACGAGAAAGTTGCTTGTAACGCACTAATGATGTCCTTGCTTTCTCGCCATTATTCAAACGATACACATACCAAGGAATACTTGCTGACTTTCTCGCAAGAAAGCTGACAATGGCATACACATCAGCATTGCCGAGGTAGCCATCCATCACATAAGACTCTTGATTGTATTGTTGTAAAACCGCACCATTAACACCTTGAAAGGAAGGAGGAACATTCTGTCTTGGACTCAACCCCTTCTTCTTACCAAAAATATCAAATAGACCCATTTTTTTTATATTGCTCCCCAAGTTATCTTAGGGATTGTTAACTTGCTAAAAATGCTATATCTTAGGGCATCAAGTATGTGGTCACCAAACTTTACGGGTGAATCAAGTTTATTGCCATTTCTATCGGTTTTCCACCGATAATTCTTCAATTCCTTCAGTAAATTTACACTATCTTGCTGAATAAACAAGGGAGTGCCTTTTATAGTCCTAATTCCCTCCGTCACATCCTTATTTGCGTGCTTGGCGTTAAACCCATTCCTTACCAACTCCTCAATTGTCTTTGGCTCGGCTGCATCGCAAAATATCTCATCGTACGGGTCAATATTAAGAAGCTTTAGCCTATCCACCAAATCATTTGTGGTCAACCTGGTTTCATACAACAATACAATCAAGAGTCTTATGTGATGGATGGCTAC